CATACCCACTTACGTGTTTATACTAAATTGAATGAACAAGCTTTGGACAAAGCTCGCAGATTGCTTTGGTGGCATTACAATTGCCTCCTCTGGGGAGAAGCCACTGTTACAAATTATATTTCTCGCCTCCGTACTTGGCTTTCTACTCCCGAAAAATATCGAGGCAAGGATGCCCCAACCATTGAAGCAATCACTAGACCAATCCAGGTGGCTCAAGGAGGCAGAAATCAAACTAAGGGAACTAGAAAACCTCGTGGACTCGAACCTAGAAGACGAAAGGTTAAAACCACAGTTGTCTATGGGAGAAGACGTTCTAAGTCCCGAGGCAGGAGATCCTCTCCATCCCAACGTGCGGGCTCCCCTCTCCCACGTAATCGGGGAAACCAGACACGATCCCCCTCACCTAGGGAATAGGGACCCTGCACGGCATAAACTGGGAAAATTAACTGGGTTGTATCAAATGAAGGGCTGTGAGTTTAACCCACACTGGAAGATACCAGACATTTCGGCTACAAACTTCTCTCAGGAGATAATTAACGAGTGCCCTTCCCGAAATTGGAAATATCTGACTCCAGCCAAGTTTTGGCCCAAGAGCATTTCCTATCTTCCAGTCCATTCAGGGGTTAAACCCAAGTACCCAGAATTCCAGCAAAATCATGAGTCACTGGTAAATGATTATCTCAATAAGCTCTTTGAAGCAGGAATCCTCTATAAGCGAGTTTCTAAACATTTGGTCACATTCAAGGGCCCGTATTTCACTTGGGAACAAAAGCACCTTGTCCCGCAACAACATGGGGCATACTCAAGCAAAATCAACGACAGACAGGAGAGTAGAAGGAGGAGAATTATTACTGCAACATCTAGCAGGAAGAATGATTCCTCCCGAATTTTCGGGGCCCATAACAACGGCAGGAAAATTTCCTACCATTCAACACGTGATGGATCACATCGACTCAGTGGAAGAACTTCGGACCCTACAAGCAGGGGGGCACTGGCCGGAGGGGACAGCACGCCGATTGGGCCTGGATCAACCGCGGCCCACCCCTCCACCCATCACGTGGACAGAAGAAGAAGACAAAAAGGCCAAGGAGTTCTTCAAGCAATATCAAGAGAACCGTCCGAAACCCGCCGAAACGGCACCACCTCCCATCACCGAGTTGCACGCTGCAGAACCTCCTCAGTGGAAGATTTCACCAGAAGACCCTTTACTCAAAGCAAAGGCGCTTATCCCCGTCAAGGAACCAGAGGTACCGATCCTCAAGGTCCCAAAGCTCACCAACAAGAAGAAAATGGGAGCTACCTTCGGGGGAATACTAGCTGGCCTAATCGGGTTACTGGTAGGATTTTTCTTGTTGACAAAAATTCTAGAAATACTGAGGAAGCTAGACTGGTGGTGGATTTCTCTCAGTTCTCCAAAGGAAAAAATGCTATGCGCTTTCCAAAATACTGGTGCCCAAACCTCACCACATTACGTAGGATCCTGCCCGTGGGGATGCCCAGGATTTCTCTGGACTTATCTCAGGCTTTTTATCATCTTCCTCTTGCTCCTGCTAGTAGCAGCAGGCTTGCTGTTTCTGACGGAAAACAAGTCTACTATTTTCGAAAAGCTCCAATGGGAGTCGGTCTCAGCCCTTTCCTCCTCCATCTATTCACTACTGCCATCGGAGCCGAAATCGCTAGTCGCTTTAACGTTTGGACTTTTTCTTATATGGACGACTTCCTCCTCTGTCACCCAAGTGCTCGTCACCTTAACACAATTAGCCACGCTGTCTGCACTTTTCTTCAAGAATTCGGGATAAGGATCAACTTTGACAAAATGACTCCTTCCCCGGTGACAACGATCAGATTTCTCGGCTACGAGATCAGCAAACAACATATGAAGATCGAAGAAAGCAGATGGAATGAACTAAGAACTGTAATCAAGAAAATCAAAGTTGGACAATGGTATGATTGGAAATGTATCCAAAGATTCATAGGCCATCTCAATTTTGTTTTACCTTTTACGAAAGGAAACATTGAAATGCTAAAACCTATGTACGATGCCTGTACTCATAGAGTTAACTTTGCCTTTTCTTCTAGGTATAAAATCTTGTTGTATAAATTAACTATGGGAGTATGTAAGTTGACACTGGATCCAAAGGTCTCTTTACCTTTGCCACGTGTAGCCACGGATGCTACATTAACACATGGCGCAATATCCCATATCACCGGCGGGAGCGCAGTGTTTACCTTTTCAAAGGTCAGAGACATACACATACAGGAATTGCTGATGGTATGTTTAGCCAAGTTAATGATTAAACCCAGATGTATACTGACTGACTCTACCTATGTTTGCCATAGGAAATTCTCTAAGCTACCGTGGCATTTTGCAATGTATGCCAAACAATTATTAACCAGGCTGACATTGTACTATGTACCCAGTAAATATAATCCTGCTGATGGCCCAACCAGGCACAAACCTCCTGATTGGACGGCCGTTACATACACCCCTCTCTCGAAGCATATATATATACCACATAGGCTATGTGGTCTCTAAGATTACACCCCTCTCCATTCGGAGCTGCGTGCCAAGGTATCTTTACGTCGACCTCGCTGTTGTTCCTTGTGACTGTACCTTTGGTATGTACCATTGTTTATGATTCTTGCTTATATATGGATGTCAATGCTTCAAGAGCTTTAGCAAATGTATATGATCTGCCAGATGATTTCTTTCCTCAGATTGATGATCTTGTTAGAGATGCTAAGGATGCTTTAGAACCTTATTGGAAAGCCGAAACAATAAAGAAACATGTTTTAATTGCTACTCACTTTGTGGATTTGATTGAGGACTTCTGGCAGACCACTCAGGGTATGAGCCAAATTGCAGACGCCCTCCGAGCAGTAATTCCACCTACTACCGTACCAGTACCGGAGGGTTTTCTCATTACTCATAGTGAGGCAGAAGAGATCCCCTTGAACGATCTCTTTTCAAATCAAGAGGAGAGGATAGTCAATTTCCAACCTGACTATCCCATTACAGCTAGAATT